AAAGTAAGCTTCCCAAAGTCATCATATAGAACATACATGGTCTTTTTATTCATTAGTTCCAAGTCCAGTGCATTTTGAATCATATCAATCAAGGTTGTGTTATCTTCTATCCTGGAAGCAATGATGAAACTTGTATTTTCTATTGCACCAAGATTCAGGTTATAGTCATTGGCAACCATTTTGATGAAATCTGATGCAGTTTTATTTGTATAAACATAGGTGTCTTTATTCTTCAAATACCGCAGTTGGTCATATGCTGTGACCGTAATGTTCTGCTGCTTGTCACGCTTCTTTGAGAAGATGAAACCATAAAACACCTTTGCACCGTCAACAACCAATCTGACAGGGTTTCCTTCGGTGAAACTGATATTTTGGTCTTTGATGACTGTGAAGGTCAGCTTCCCAGGTGAACCTTTTCTTTCTGTATCCCACACAATGCCTTCCTGCACAATGGGGGCATACACTTTGCTTCCGTTCTGAATCAGTAGTTCAACATTCAAAGTGTCACCCCCCTATACAGGTATTGTCAGAACTTGACCAACATAAATCAAATTCGGGTTCTTTAGAACCCCTGTGTTTGCATTGAATATCTTCATGTACTTTGAACCATCACCATAATACTTCTTTGAGATACCCCAAAGTGTATCACCCTTGACAACTTTGTATGTTTTGGGTGTCACCTTTGGTGCAGGGGATGATTCAGCAGGTCTTGTGTTCTGTACTGTTGCAACTGGTTTTGCCTGTTTAATGGTCACATTGACAGTCTTTGTTCCATAATCTCTGTACTGTTTCAACTTGACTTCAACATTCACATCAAACCCATTTTTGCTATCTTCAAGTATTTTGTAATCTTCCAAGCTGACCTTGATGTTGGTATCAAATAACAGTTTTCCATTTGGAAATGTTCTTGACACTATGAACTGGAAAGGCTTTTGACTTGTTTTCAGTTGTTCCAGTTTATCAAGGAAAACATCAGCTTTTTGGAAACCATTCTTGTACACCGCAAAAGGGTATTTTGTTTGCGGTAACAAAGCTGTGAATGATATATCTGTCAAACCTGCCTTCTTCAAAACATTGATTTCACCTTCATTGATAAGTACCAAGGTTTTATTCTTGTTATCTATGCTGATGGACAGTTTTGAAGGGGCAACAGGTAACAGCATTGAATCCATATAAAAATCATAAGCCATTACGCATGCACCCCTTCCGCAACTACTTCAAGTGTTTCATTGACCTTTTCTTCAAGATAAGCAACAACACCGTCAAGGTCAACTTCCGAATTAGCAGCTTTAATATCAGATGAAAAGTTCACTGTCAGTTCAGCAGTGGTGAACCTATTTACATTATCCCTTTCAGCCAGGTCACGAATGTATTTCAATTCTTCACCTGTCATTTCCATAGAACCTGCAATACTATCTGTATCATCAGCTATACCACCAAGTGTCATTCCAAGCTGTTCAGGGTCAAATCCTGGAATATTTGCATTGACCTTTGACAGGTTTGCTTCCACTTGCATTTGGGCAATTTCTGCTTGTCTTGATTCAGTTACACTTCTTGCATCAGCCTTCATCTGATTCAGTGCTGCATCCCTTTCAAGCATCCCTGCTTCAATCTGACTTCTAAAATCATTCAGGTCAGCTTCCCTTGCTTTTTTTGCAGCTTCATTTTCAAGCTGTGCAGTTGTTCCAAAGGATACACCTTGGATTGTTTCAATTGAAACCCCTGGAATCTTATTCAATAGGTTGATGAAGTCATTGATGATTCCAATTGCACCATTGACCATGTTTTGAAGAATCATCAACACATTAGCTTTCATATCACCCATGAAGTTTTGAATTCCAACACTTGCTGTCCTGATTCCAAGCCTTAACTTATCCCATAAATCAAGGACCCAATATATACCTGTGAAGAATCCTATCTTTACCCAATCCCAAGCTGTCAGGATGCCATTCATTGCAATTTTCCAAGCTATTTCAAGACCACCAACTGATTGAACCCATTTATAAATTATTCCAATCAGAACACCAATTGCAAGTGCAATCCAACCAATGGGGTTGGTCAATAGAGAAACCGCCAATGCCCTGTTTGCAGCAACTGAAAGCCATGTTGCAGCGGTTGAAATGCCTGTTATCAGTGCATAAGCACCCACAGCAGCAGTCAATCCCCAAAAGATAGGTTCAATGGTTGACCAATTGTCATATATCCACTGTGCAGCTTTACCCACTGTCTGAATAATTGGGTCAAATGTTTGAAGAAATGTATTCCCAATGATAGTTCCAACCTGTGCAAAGGTCATTGGCATCTGCTCAAATTGTGCATTGATGTCATCTGTTGCCAATAGCATTGCATTCTTCACAATATCAGCAGTGATTAGTCCTTCTGCTGCCATGTTACGAATCTGACCAATAGGAACATCAAGATAATCTGCAATGGTCTGAATAACATTTGGTGCAGCTTCAAATACAGCATTCAATTCTTCACCCCTTAACACACCTGAACCAAGTGCTTGTGTCAATTGTAGTGAAGCAGAAGCCATTTCTTGTTGTGATGCACCTGCAATGACAAACATTTTATTCAAGTTTTCAGCAAACTGGATTGTTTCAGCATTGGAACTGAAAGCATCACCTGCCCTTTGCCCAAGTTTTGAAACTACATCCGCTGTTTGCAAATAAGATGCCCTTGACCTTTGTGCTGATGCAAGAATCATTTGTTCAAGTTCTTCAACAGAACCACCATCATCAACAATCATGCTTAATCTTGCTTCTGTTTGGGTCATTGTGTCAGATAGATTCATCAACTTCTGAATTCCTTGAAGGGATGCATATGCTGTAACTGCACCAAGGATTTTCTTTTCCAATCCACCTGCCACCTTTGTTCCATTGTTCAGAGAATGGTTGAATTTGTCCTGTGCTTCTTCATTCCTTCTGATGTTTTCAGCCACTTCATTCAATTCCATGTTTGCAGCATTGATTTTTTCCCTGACACCATCAAAATTCATTCCACTGATAGCACCATCCGCTGTTGATTCAACAGTTTCAAATGCACTGATGGTCATATTCAATGCCTGTGTAATATTCATCAATGGGGAAGTCATCATGTCAGTAAGTCTTATTGCTGTTTGAATGGTTGCCACATTTATCACCTGCCTTTCTGATTATTTCTTTTTCGCCCTTTTTATCTTTTCAGCTTCTTCTTTTTCAGCTTCCATCTTGATTTTTATAGAAGCAATCACAAAAGCTTTTTCCTGGTCATCCAAAGCAATGAATTCAGAAGGTAACATGTGCAGCTTGTGCAAACAGTAATGGGCAAACACTGAATCACTGTCGCCTTCTTCAATTAGTTTTTTGCTTCTTCAACCTTTTCATCCATACTGGTATCAAATCCATTGAATTGCTGAATGAATGCAGCAAATTCATTATATTCACCAGGGTCATCAATCATTTCCTTCAATAAATCTTCGGGTGTCTTTACACCGTAACTGTCCTGTAAGTCCGCATCATAAAGATTTGGATGAACAATGGATGCAACCATAGTCTTTGCAAGATACAGGGAAGTGTTCAGTTTTGGTCTGTACATGTTTGGTTTCCCTTTTACAGGAACTTCAATCATACAGGATTCACGAATATTTTCATTTTCCCTTGTAGTCAAAGGCTTGATTTCCCAAAGTAGGGGATTCCCATTTTCATCAGGCAAGGATTTGGTTGCAGGATAGGTTGTATTCTCTTTTTGAATCTTGTTTTTCTTCAAAAACATGCTTAAATTTGACATAATATCCACCTTTCTTTTCTCTTAAAATAAAAATACCCCTGGATGTTCGCACAAGACCGAACTATCCAGGGGTATCATACTTGTGAATTATAACATCCCTGCAAGCAAAGTGAAGCTTTCAGGCATTTTGAAATCTTCAAAGGTGAAGTCCATATCTTCATCAAGATATTCACCATCAGCATCAAACTTTGCAAGAATACCACCATCAGTGTTGCAGTCCATGAAAACAATAGTCTGCCTTCCTGCTGCACTTGTTGGGTCATCATTGGTGACCTGGATTTCAAAGTAAATATCTTCCCCAGTGTCTTTGTACCTTTGAAGAAGGGTTCTGAAAACACTGGTATTATAGTGTGCAGTTGCAGAACCAGTGCCTTTCCAACCAGTTGCCTTGTTACCAATTCCAGTCTTGCCCAGGATGGGTACTTCTGTTTTTGTTTTCTCAAAGGATGCTTCAAAGTTTATCATCTGCATGAAGTTGTATCTGTTGCCTTCAATGGTGACAAAGCATTCAGCAAGCTTTGCAGAAATAGCATCCTTGCCTTTCATAACAATGTTGTTAATCATTGGTTTTACCCCCTTTCTTATTGTACAATGCAGGTCATGTATAGCTGCACCATTGTATTCACAACAGTAACAATATCATTGACCACCACTGATTTCTTTGTATTTCCTTGGGATACTGTGACATTGGTATCACTGAAATCTTCAATTGCTCTGATGGTCTGTAACTGTTCATGGTGCTTGACAATATCTGCCCAAAGGCTGATTCTGCCTGCTGCATCATTCGGAACAACACCCAGGTATTTTGTATTGAACAAAGTTGCAATGTCATTTGCAATTTGGTCAACAACCCTGATTGTCTGATTATCCTTGAATATGTCACCCTTGTCAGCAGTTGTGGTGACAAGACAGTTAATATCTTCAAGCACTCTGACCGAATCACCCACCGCATGGAAGATGAATTTTCCTGCAAGCAGTGCAGCTTCAAGTTCTGTCTGTGTGTAAACCACATTGACGGTATATTCACCGTTGTACAGTCTGTTGGTCAAGGACTTATTGATTGGACATCCTGCCAAAGCACCGCCCACCCAGTAAACCATTTCAGTGGTTGTGTTGTTCTCAACAGAAACAACACCTTCATAGTCAGCAATTGTGTATTTGTGAATGACACACTGGAACTTAACCCCGATTTCATCACGCATACGCTTTGTGAAATTGTAGTACAACCCCTTGGTTGTGTCATCATCAGAATCACAAATCAGCACATTGAAACCATAAGCTTCCAAAGCACCCAGTGCAGTTGAATGGTCTGCACCAATGACAACCGCATCAGAACCACCTGTTAAAGCTGTTCCTGCTGTATTAGCAAGTGCAACATCAGCTTTCCATACAATAAAGTCATTATCAGCAAGTGCATCAGTCTTTCCTGCTGTAAGGACTGTCTGACTGTCCACAAGCTGATCATCAACAAATGTTTTGACATCAGACTTGGTTGAATCATCAACATTGGTTGCAATAACAACCTTGATTGCATTGCCCCTTGAACCTGCATGTTTTGCAGTTCCAAAAGTGTTTTCTGCCTTCACACCAGTTCCCAATCTGTACACGAACACTTTGACAGCATTCATGAAGATTTCACGCAAAGGTTTCATTTCATCATCAGTATAGGAATAACCGAACAGCTTAAAGCAGTTCTTTTGGAAATCACCCTTTTCAACTGTGATGACAGCGGCTTCCTGACCCCATTTAAGTTCCAGGGGAATTGCAACTATACCACGATCAGACAGTTCTGCACTTGCGGAAGCTGCACTGATTACATTGATATAACTGCCAGGAAGTATTTTATTTTGTGTTACAAAAGTACCACCGCCCAGTGCCATATTATTTCACCTTACCTTTCAAATATTTTTCCACCTTGGAAACCACTTCTTCAAGTGTGTATTCTTTGCCATCTTCCAAGATAGTGTTCAGCAAATCTTTTTGACCGCTGAACCTTTTGGATTCCACCAACTGACTTTTTGAAAACTTAATTTCAATAACATCAGCTTCTTTTTCTTTGTTTTCTTTTGCCATATCTCACATCATCCTTTCATTACTTCAAATCGGATTTTTGAACCACTTCTTCCATCAGGTCTGCATCCTCAACCTTGTAAACAAACATGTTGAAGTTCACAAGGAAGTTCAGAACACCATCAACTAATTCACCACGCATGTTTGTTCCCCTGACCAGGCTTTCCTTGACTGTTTCATTAAGAAGTGTTTCCTTGATTGTGATTGTTTCCAGTGCAAGGTATAAGCTTTCAAGAACCGCATTTGCTTCACTTTTCGGTTCTTCGGGTGCAGGGAAGTACAGGATGGAAAACAAGTTGTTCCTGAAATATCGGTTGCCCAACACCTGATTGCTGATGGGATTCACACACATCACCGAAAAACAGGGTTCTTTCAAACCTTGGTTCTTCAATTCAGTGTAAATTTCATACCCATCACCGAATGATTCATTTAATTTTTCGCATATACCATCAATAATTTTGTTTATCATTTGAAGCATTCCCCCAGGTATTTAATCAACTTGTTTTCAATCACCCTTGGTGCATCAGCTTCAAGTTCTTGTTCTGAAATAGTCAGCATGAATTTTCCTTCAACCCAACCTTTATGGTTAGCAGTTCTGTGACCAAATTCAACATAGGATGCATAATGGACAGGGTTTATCACTTCGATTGTGTAAGCATTGTCAACTTTCCTTATAACAAGTGAATTTGCATATTCAATTGCATCTGCACCCCTGCCTGTACCACTTTCAGCTTCTGCTTCGGTTTTAGCTGTCCAACCCCTTCTAAGTGTGCCACCTTTCTTGACCACCTGCTTCTTGACTTTGCCTTTGTTCTTTCCGCTTTTCAATCGGATAGCTTCACCTGCATCATCACGCAT